AATCGGCCTGAATTGTTGCAGTTCCTGTTACATTACCAGATCCGTCAAATGATGCTGAAGTCCAGACAACATCACCTGTCATTCCAATTGTCCTGCCTGTTGCTAAAGCAGTTGCAGTATCTGCATTGCCTGTTACATCCCCTGTTAAATCACCTGTTACATCACCAGTAACATCACCAGTTAAATCACCTGTTACATCACCAGTAACATCACCAGTTAAATCACCTGTTACATTCCCGGTTACATCTCCAGTTACATCTCCAGTTAGATCTCCTGCAAATGTAGTAGAAGTTAATTTACCTTCTCCAGTCAATGTTAAACCACCACCACTTTTTGCAGGAAGATCCCCAGTTGGTGATAGTGCAAATAAAGGAAACCTGACTTTATTAAATACATGACTACAAGACCCCTGCCATCCAGTTGTTGTAATATGTACACTACTCCCACTAGGTGAAGTTGAGATTTTGAAATTATTTGCTGTCCCAGATAGTCCTGATCCAAACCCTCCTGCAACCCCTGGACGAACATAATATATAGTTCCTGAAGTCACACCAGTTGGTGCAGTTCCAGATAAAGTGATCGTTATAGGTTGATCTTCAGCAAGACCATGACTGGCACATGAGAATAACACTGTACTATCAACATTATACTGATAAGTAATTGTTTGAGATGATATAATCGATTCGGCTGCTACTGTTACATTTGTAGCAGTTGTTGCAGTATCAGCATTTCCTGTAACATCTCCAGTTACATCACCTGTTAAATCACCAGTAACATCACCAGTAACATCACCAGTAACATCACCAGTTAAATCACCAGTTAAATCACCAGTAACATCACCAGTTAAATCACCTGTTACATCACCAGTAACATCTCCTGTAACATCTCCAGTTATATCTCCAGTTATATCTCCAGTTACATCTCCAGTTACATTCCCGGTTACATTTCCAGTTAAATTTCCTGTTACTGTAACAAAAGTTGGCGAGTTGCCTGTCCCAACCCCTTGCGCTGCTGTGGTAGCTGCAGATACTCTTGCTGCAAGTCCTACCTCAGTTGCAAGTCCTGCTTCAGTAGCAGTTTGGTTAATGAACTCACTTGAGGAACTGTCATATGCAAGCACCTCATTATCAGCAGCAGAGGTGATTGTAACGTCTGTTAATTCATTAATTGTGTCTACTGTTGCAACCTGAGAATCAACATATGCAGTAGTTGCTAATTTAGTAGAATTATCAGACGCACTCTGTGTGTTTGCTAAACAGTCTGTAAGTGTCTTGTTTGTTAGGGTCTGTGTGTCAGTTAAAATAACAGCATTATCAAGCACGTCCAGATTAGCATTCAGCTTTGTTCCCCAAGTCCCTTTTGAACTCCCACTTTCAGGCTTAGTTAAACTTAAATTAGTTGTTGTTGCGTCTGCCATTTTTAAGTTGCAATTATGTAATTAACACAAAGGAAGGGCATTGCTCTTTGCTGAGAAGTCATTGCTGTATTTGCAAAACCACCGTTGCTTGAAGTCTTAGTCGTTGAGGGGAGATCTGTAACTCCTCCTGTAATGCTCAATGATGTAGCTGAAATAGCTCCAGAACTTGTGAGATTAGGTTCACCCTCTGTACTATCAACGGTCCCTACTGTGTAATGCCCTGTAACAGATAGTAGCTGATCATACGCGCCATTTGTGTGATTGTGAGAAGCAGGAGAAATTGCAATATCGTCTGCGTGACCGTGAGTAATATCAACTGTGTGAGTGTGAGTAGGTAGATTTGCTTCTGCTATTGCAAAAGTTTCCTGTCCTCCCCACTCACCTAAGTCTCTTGCAGTGAGTGCATCCCCTGCAGGTTCTTCACCACTGCCTGTATCAGAAGCAGCTTCACCTACACCTGTGCCTGTCCCTATAGGTGCTCTTCCCCTGAAATCTGGAACATTAAAAGTAGTGGAACCGTTACCGTCTCCGAAGTTTGTCCCTATAACATCATACAGGTCATCATACAAAGTTCTTGAGTAAGCAGTTCCGTCACAGGGTAGCCAGAAATACCGGGTTCCTCCTGCATAAGTTATAGATCCTAAATTTTGAATTACTGAAGTTGATACACTTCCATAAAGTTTTATTTCTCCGGCTAACTGCGTTAAACCCTGCCGAGTAAACCTTGGTATAGATACTAAATAAACAACAGAACTTATTGTCTCGGTAGTGAATCCTGCATCTGTGGACCCGTCTGCTTTTTTAAGATCTAGTTCAGTATCACTGACAACATTTTCTATTAAAAACTCTCCAAGGTTTGCAGCATTACTTGAGGCATTTGCAATATATAATCTGTCACCTGCAATGTAGGAATTAAAACCGTTTGTTGTGCCTGTTGTAATATTATTTCCTGAGAAACTTAAAGAGTGAGTAACACCCTTCTGATCTACCTTGTCTACTTTGTTGTAGACTTGAGAGTCCAAGTCATCGAGATCTGAATTTATAAGTGTTCCCCAGGTATCGTTTGCGCCCCCTACTTCCGGCTTGGTAAGCGAGTAGTTTGTTGTAAAAGTGTTTGCCATTCTATCCTGCCCTTCCTAAAATTAAAGTTCGTGCTTCATAAGATTCACTGTTATAATTCTCTAATCCAAAGAATGTTCCTTCTTGTGTTGGTGAAACTTCTGTGAAGGTTGACGTTGTACTTGTTTGATCTGAAAAACTTAACGTGCTTGCAGACTGAGAAGAAAACGTAGTTGTTGGAGAAGTTTGTTCGGAATAAGTTTGGGTTGTTATACTCATTTCCAACCTCCATAGTCAAGGTTCCTTTTTGCTCTCATAACTATAGTTCCACTCTCTGTTTGTGATCTTTCGTCTGAGACTCTAAGTTCCTCAATTGCTTTGCCTAAAAATGCTCCCCAAACTCCAATTCTCTCATCATTCATCAACCAAGGTTCAGCTTGAACTAAAGTCCCAAATAAGTAGATATCATTGTGATTCGTTATCAGGAAATTTGTTTCAGCATCAGTGGCTAAAGGAGTGATAGTAGAAAAATATATAACCTCAATTTCGTAGGTTGTATCGGGGGAGGGGTAGAACTCAAGATCCGAGCCTGTGATAGCAAAATATCTTGGCTTGCCTGTAGTGGTTGACTGAGATTTTAGCGTGTCTAAGGCAGACAAACTTACCTGCTCAAGCCTAACTATAGGATCAGAGTTAAGCTGGATATTATAAAGTTCTAGGAGATCAGTGGGGAGAGTGACGAACTGAGTCGAAACGTCTGAGGTGCTCCGCTTGATCTGATTCCGAGTTCTTAGTACCCGGTTAAAAGACGCTTCAGCAAGAGATATAAATTCTTTAATTTGGTCATCAGAAATATCAGATCGATTCAAGTAAGTCTTCGCTGCACTAATCAGTGTAGTGTAAGACGTTATAGCCACTATTTTTTCCCGTTACCTTTTTTACTTCTTTCGATTGCTCGGTTACAGATCATTCCCATTAGGATAAACTCTCCTGCTCCACCGGGGAAGTTCTTGCGAATCTTGTTGAATGCCTGAACGTCAGGTTTCCCTTCGTCCCCAAGATCAAGGACTTTATCTATCTGCTTTTCAATATAATTTTTTAAGGCTTTTTTCATGATTTTCCTTTCATGTTTGAAGTTCTAAAATATTTGTTGTCAGGATCTGAATACCACTTTTTCCAAGCTTCAGAGTCTTTCGCCCAACCTTCTCTCAAAGCACGGTAGTATATTATATTCGGAATCACTGCTAGGGGTCTCATGTTAGATTTCCTATCTCTAGGAATATGTTCACGCATTGTGTGACAATACTTTAAGAGTTTTGTCACGTCTTGCTTTTTGTTAAACGTAATAACGTTATCAACCGGGTCAACGTAATATTCACTCATTACGTCTCCCCGGTGATCATATATTACGCTACTATTTGAAGTAGCTTTTAACATTATAGTTAACTCCTATGCATAGGTACTGTTAACATCAAACATCCAGCCGAAAGCTTGAACATTGGACATCATTACGCCCCACTCGCATAAAAGATTCGTAACGTCAGCGTCTCCCTGTTTTGCAAGGACTTGACTTGTGAAAGGACGCAAGAACGCAACGTTCAAGTAATCCCAATCCACAAAACCAACATCAACACCACTCGTTACTCTCATATGCCGATCCATCATTACCTTGCAATCACCAAAGTCTGTTTGAACCAACGTGACATTGTTGGCAACTGTCTCTGGAGATACAATAATTTGAGATGCTCCACGTCCTCCGAAGTCTGAAATTTCTCTCTTTATTGCACCGTTACAAAGTACTGTGTCGAGTTCTCCACCGTTATCCCAAATACCGTTTGCCACTCCCATAAAGAGTGCTTCAGTCATTGGGGCAAGAGAACCTGCAGCAGTGGTTGAATCAGTGTGAGCACCAGTTGCGCTCGTTGCAACTACTGTCAGCGTTCCACCACTTGTATCAATATGAATACTGGTGTCTGAAGAAGCCCACGCAGATCCTGCAGTTCCAAGTCTGCCAACCATATGAGGCAACGATTCGGTCTGCCTTGCAGTTCCAGAAGCTCCAACGATTGCGGGGTTGTGACTCAAGATTGTTTTTTCAATGTCAATCTTTAACTGCTTCGAGCGAAGAGCCATTTGGTGTGCCATTTCCTGGGACTTGGCATGCTGAGAAACACTTTGCAGTGTTCCTGAAACAGTTGCATTTCTCCAAGAAATTTGCGTGTAGTTATTAAGCAAAGTAGTTGCTGTTCCTGCATCAAGTTCCGCATCCACCTCGAGAATTTTTGCACCCTCGATATGTTTATTTGTGAAAGTTGAAGTAGGAAGTGATTCTACCTGCCACTGGTATAAAGTATTTTGAACGTCTCTGCGTCCTGCATTAGAAAGGGCGGGTGTATTTTCAGGATCTAAGTTGAAAATTACACTTGAAATGTCCTCCTTTATCGCAGAAGCATCGTATGTTTCCATCACGTCAGTGAGCGCGGCCATAGTTTCCTCCTTATAATTATTTTCTTAAAAGTATCTCGAATGCACTCGCTGCATCCTTTAATTTACCTGTTTTTCTTAATTTCAACTCAGCTTTTTTGAATTCAGTCATCTTCTTTCGAGGTGCATTCGCATTTCTTACTGCAGTTGAACTAGCAGGAGTTGCTAAAGCCTTTTGCTTCAAGTTACCTTTTTTACTTTGCAACTCGTCCCAAAGGAAAGCTTTGCGGAGCATATTAATTGCTCTCGAATCAGAGACATTATTTAGCTCTTCATCTGAGTAATTATTTGCTCTGCCATATTGCATTAACTCTGCTTTTTCTTTTTCTGCAGTTGCCTGATCCTTCCACTCGGGGATCATCTCCTCAAGTTTCTGTGCTTCGGAATATAGCGTCCTCTGCTGCTCAAGCTTACTTTGTTCTGCCAACTGTTGTTGCATAGCAAAAACCTTCTGCTGCGCTACTTCACGCTCAGAAGTTTTCTCCTGCATCTCTTGTCGTTCAACCAAGAACTGCATTGGATTTTCAGCTTTTAACTGGTTCCAATACTCGTCTGAGTTTTCGACTTCCTCGACTTTTTTTAAAGAATCGTATTCGTCCTGAAGCTGATTAGCGAGTGATTGGATTGCTCGTAAGGAGTTCCTTTCCTCGTTAAGCTGCTTTCTTTCTGCAGCTACTTCTTGAGTCTTCTTTGTGTAATCCTGTTGCCTGAGAACATAATTTTGAAGTTCACCTTGTTCCACCTCAATAACTTCCCCGTTCTCCCCGAAGGGCAAGGCATATTTTTGAGCTTCAACTAGCTGCTCTTCTTCCTCTTCCTCAATAACTTCTTCTTCGGAAGATTCCTGTTCCTCTTCAACAGTTTCTAAATGATCAACAAGATCCGAAGGTTGCTCTTCTTCTGTGAGTTCCTCGGATTCTGTTGGTTCAGGTTCCTTACCTGATAATAAATTTGCAAAGGCATTTTCTGCTCCCTGCATGTCTAAGGGTTGTGCTTCTTCACTCATTTTCGTTTTAATCTAAGTGTTTTTGCTTCAATACTCCCCTCATTCATAATCCTAATAAATGCTTCTTTCAATTCGTCAAGCAGCTTGATCCTGCTGTAGTGTAATTCTCGGATCTCGTTATCCAGCGGATCTGTGTTAATAAGTTTCTCAGTAAGAATTTTTCTTAATTCTTCCCAAGCTTCATTAAATGAAGTTGATTTATAGATCCGCGCTGCCTCTTCTGCCCGAAAAATTTTATCTGTATCTGCCAAAATTATTTCTTAAATTAGTTCAAAGGTATAATACACTGAGTTAAATGATAAATTATTCTATGCCCCAGCAGCACCTTGTTGCTCTTGGTGAACCTGAAATCCTGCACCGAAAATTGGTA